TACCAACGCTATTATTACCAGTGGTATTTGAATATAAAGCAGCAACACCTACGCCAATATTTTGATAACCAGTTGTTGTTCTAAACAAAGAAGAAGCACCAACGCTCACATTGGCAAAACCTGTGGTATTTGATACTAATGCAGCAGCTCCGAAAGCTGCGTTGTTTACTCCTGTAGTATTTGCATAAAGAGCTTGATAACCAAATGCATCTACTGGCGAACCTGTTGTATTACTATACCCAGCCTGATAACCTACTGCTGTGTTATTAGATGCGGTGGTGTTTTGTGCTAATGCTTGGTGTCCTGTAGCTGTGTTATTGCTACCAGTTGTGTTTGATGTTAATGACCCAGCACCATACGCATTGTTATAACTACCAGTTGTATTGGCTTCTAAAGATGAGCCAATTGCATTGTCTGAACTACCTAAAGCATTATTAAAGTTTCCAGTTGAGTTGTTTCTTAATGTTTGAAAACCTACAGCCACATTTCTTGCACCAGTTGTATTGGAATACAATGCTTTATTACCAAAAGCATCTACCGAGCCAGTTGTATTACTATAACCAGCTTGATAACCTACTGCTGTGTTGTTAGAGGCTGTGGTGTTTTGATTTAATGCTTGGTATCCAACAGAAGTATTAGAAGTTCCTGTTGTATTAGAGCCAGACGCTTGATAACCAAATGCCGTAACATTTCCAGTAGTATTAAAATAACCAGCTTGATATCCCATTGCTGTGTTACCAGAAGCGGTGGTGGTTGAATAAAGTGCTGTATAACCTACTGCTGTGTTATTTGCACCTGTAGTATTTGTATATGCTGCTTGATAACCTACTGCTGTGTTGTTAGATGCGGTGGTGTTTGAATAAAGAGCAGCAGCACCAAGAGCCACATTATAAGAACCTGTAGTATTTGCAACTCCAGCACTTGCTCCTAAAAATGAATTATTTGTAGCAGTAGTTGTTGCATAACCAGATTTGTAACCAACAAAAATAGAACCAAAACTATCAGCACCGTTGTAGTTATAACCAGCTTGGTAACCTAAAGCAGAAACATATCCTGATGTATTAGAGGACATAGAATACGTTGCTTGTGTTCCAACAACGGCACTATATGGTGCAGAAGTATTTGAATAAGCAGCTTGATAACCTACTGCTGTGTTATTAGATGCGGTGGTGTTTGAAATAAGCGATTGGTCACCAATAGAAGTGTTATAGCTTCCTGTGGTGTTTGCAAATAAAGCACCAACACCTAAACCAGTATTTGATGCGCCTGTAGTATTAACATATAGACTGTATGCGCCAGCACCTAAATTTCTGTTGCCACTTGTATTTACGGCTAAAGCAGAAAAACCTAAAGCAGTATTTGTGCTTACACTACCACCACCCTTACCAACAGTAAGACCTGATATAGAAGCGTCATTAGCTAAAGTTAAGCTAGTGCCGTTAAAGGTCATATTGGCAGAACCAGCCAATGAGCCACTAGAGTTATATTGAACTTGGGTGTTTGAGCCACCTGCAATGCCTGCTCCACCTGCTCCAGCTAAAACTGCAATAGCAGAACCAGTGTTGTAGTAAAGTTTTCCGTCTGTGCTGTTTAGTCCCAGCTCACCAACAGCAAGATTCCCAGTAGTCGGAGTTGCCGACGCTGTTGTGCTGTGAAACAGAATAATGGGTGTATAACCTGTCTGAGCCATAATTAATTCCTTTTAAACATTATATCGTTATGTATTAGAAAGTTCCACCGTTGATACCGCCTGTGAGAGCAGTATTGGTGGCATTGTATGTCAATCCTGAACTGGTGAATTGGGAAACATTACCCGTAGCAGAAGAACTATATGTAATGTAGTTAGTAGCTCCAGAACCAGCTGATAATGTCAGGGTTCCAGCATTACCCGTAATAGAACCGTTGATAGTGCTTGCGTAAGTCCAAACACCTGTTGTTCCATTTACTGTGGCTGAATCAGTAGTGCCTCCATTAACAACAAAGTGAATAGCATTTGCTGTAGTGGTTCCAATCGCCAAATCGCCTGTAGTGGCTGTTAAATACACTGTATTTGGTGCGTTAAACGCTCCAGAACCAGTAAATCCACCACTGTTCATACCAAAGTCACCATAATAGGTGGAATCGGTAGAGTTGTTGTTATTTACAATGTAGTCAGCAGAAGCAGTAGCACCATTGTTGCTATTTTGAATAATGACTTGGTTGTAAGCTGTTGCTGAGCTTTGTGCTGTAATTAAAGCATTTGCAGGGGTATAAGTCAGGGTTCCTATCGTCAAAGAAGTAGCTGTAGCGACCCCCAAAATAGGTGTTGTAAAGGAAGGGCTAACTGCTAGAGCAAACCCACCAGAACCTGTCACATTCTGCCCTAAAGCAGTTTGTACGCCTGTTCCAAACGAAGTAATTCCTGTGCCACCGTTAGCGATTGGCAAAGTTCCAATTAAGGAAAGAACTTGAGCGGTAGATGCTGTAGTGTAGGCTGAAGTACCATTTCCGTAAAGAATGCCAGTTAAAGTACCAGCTACTCCAGAACCACCGTTTACAGGGTTCAAAATACCACTAAGAGTAATCGCTCCACCTGTTGGGGTATTAGGAGTCAATCCTGTTGTACCACCGCTGAACGAAGTCACTTCACCCGTTCCATTAATAGCGATAGTAATAGAACCTGAGCTATTAGTGATAGATATACCCGTACCAGCTGTCAGCGTAGTTCTAGTAAAACCTGTACCGTTACCAATGTCAATTTGACCGTTAGCTGGGGTGGAAGACAAGCCTGTACCACCATTTGCTACAGCAAGAGTTCCGCTTAGAGTTACAGCACCTGAAGTGGGGGCCGCTGGGCTTAAACCAGTTGACCCAGCACTAAACGAAGTAACTGCAACACCTGCAACAGAACCCCATGCAGGAATACCTCCAACAACAGTCAATACTTGATTGGTAGTTCCGATTGGCAAACGGGAAGAAGTATTAGCCGAGCTTCCATAAATCAAATCACCAGTTGTCGTAATTGGTGACAAAGCGTTGAACGCTGAGGACGCTGTAGTTTGACCTGTACCACCATTGGCAATAGGAGTCGTTCCTAACAGCGTTAACAATTGTGCTGTAGTAGCGGTAGTGTATGCAGAAGTACCGTTTGCATATGGGATACCTGTCAATGTCCCAGAAATACCCGTACCACCACTAGACGCATTCAGAGTTCCCGCCAAAACAACTGCACCTGTAGCTCCAGAAGATGGTGTTAAACCCGTAGTTCCAGCGCTAAAAGAAGATACTCCTGAACCAGATACAATTGTTCCCCATGCTCCATTAGCATAGGTTTCTAGAGCATTTAAATCGCTATTATAACGAAGCATTCCATTTATACCTGATGGACGAGCTCCAGTTCCACCTGATGGAAGAGTTATGCTAGCTGTGCCAGGGAATATTGGATTACTTGCAATTCCAATTACTGGAGAAGTATTCCCATTAGTAATCGAAATCTGATTCGCTACACCTACAATTGTTACAGTACTTAGGGCATTATTACCAGCAATTGCCAATAAACCTGTTCCTGAAGCACCAGCAAGGTTTGCCACATTGTTTGTCAAAGCGATTGTAGGATTACCTGTAGTTCCATCACCATTAACAATGCTTAAACCATTGCCAGAAATCGCTATAGAACGGTTTACAAGGCTTGTTCCACTACTCTTGACCATGAACCCTTGACCAGCATTAACAAGGCTTGCAAGAGCTCCTACAGGGGTAATAGCATAGCTACTTTGCGCCCCGCCATCGGCTAAGCTTAATCCTGCACCTACAGCCAAATAACGGCTGTTAGGGAGCGTTGGCTCATTGTTTATGGTTAAAAATGTTTGAGTTTGAACGGGGCTATTAACAATTGCGCTAACCGTTGTTTGTACTGTTTCGCCATTTTGAACAATAGGAACAAGCTCAGTACCTGTGATGGCGGTTTGAGCTGATGGAAGCTGGGATATTCTTATGTTTGCCATAATTATGTAGCCTGTTGACCGCTAATTGAGATAGTTAATCCTGTTGCAGAACCCAATGCTTGAATGGTATCTCCAGCAAATAGGATTTGCGAACCAACCCAATGATAACTAGTATTTGCTGGTAAGGAAACTTGATAAAAAAGTGCATTTGCTGTACCTGCGGTAGCACTTGCAGGTACTAAATAAACTGTATAAGTCAACGCCCCATTGGTTGTGTTGGCAATAATGATGTCTTGAACATTAGCCCGAACATTAGAAGGAGTCGTATATAAAGTCGTAGCTGAAGTCGTAAGCGGACTAATAGCCATACGCACAGGCGTATTAACTTGATAGATAGGTAAGTATGGAGCGGTCATGGGCTTAAATTATCCAAGTTACCGTCAAGTGGGTCTTCAGATGTCTCTGGAGCAATACCATACTCACCTTCTGTAACTGGCGTAGGATTGATATTAGGCGCTTGATTTGGGTCATTAACGATATTGGGGTCAGTAGTGAGCGCATCATCGTACTGAGCAATATCTGCATCTGGGCGAGGAAACCGAATAGTAATCTTTTCAGTTGGGCGTGCAGGCAACCTCCAAGGGTCACGCTCATCGTTACACCCTTCATTACAGACCCGTAGACCTGGCAAGTTTCTATCTTGTCCAATATCACTGTAGGCACGCTTCATCTTGCATCTGTCGCATATAGCGATAGATAGCACTGAGTTTCCTTGAGTATCTAACCATTTTGCCATTCTTATCTCGTGTAAACACTAATATTGGGGGCAAAATAAATGGGTGATTTATCTCGTTCTTCTTGCTCAGCCATATTGAAATACTTTTCAGCTTGCATTTCGCAATAAGCTATGCGGTCAGGGGCTACATTGGGTAACTCCATCGCCATTTGATGGGCGAGCATGTTCTGAATAGCCAAATACCAACGCTGAGGTATCTCAATCTGACCAGAAAGAGAGCCAACATCCTGAATGTAGCGTGAACACCACGAAACTATCTGTGGGTAATACACATTTGGGGTTGGCCAAAGCCACATTTGGGGCTGGGGAATTGTTCTATCAAACCAATATTGCAACGGACGGTTGCTTGGAAAGTTTTTATTAGGCAAATTGGTGTAATCGTCACGATTTAAGCGTGCCAATGGGATTTCATAGGGGTTTGAACCAAAAACAACTTGGTAAACACCCATATTTGCACCTGCTGTTTGCAAAATTCTCCAATAAGGAGCGTTAGCAGATGGGTCTAAGTCGTAATAAATCCATGTTCCTGCTACCCAATTGGTTGCAGGAGGGCTATAAATGGTTGTCCAGTTAGTTCCGTCTTGAGAATATTGAATCTGTACCGTTACAGAAGCAGAGATAGCAGGCAAAATACCAACGGTAGCAATATACACAGGATTACCTGAACCATTATTTATTCCTATTGAGCTGGTGTTATTAGTACATTGACAGACATTGGTATATTGCCCGTCAAAAGCATAAGAACCGTTACCTGTGGTGGCATAACCACCCATTGTGTTTTGTGTAACAGTTCTGTAATTTGAATTTAAAACATCGTTAATACCAACTGGCAAGTCCCAAATGTACTGGTCAGGAGTCAATCCATAAACGACTTTTTGTATAGCCCAATACTGAATACCACGGTTGGCAAGGTTTGATAAGAGATAGTAAAGACTATCCTTAGCAGAGTTAACCTGTTCGTTAGTCAGCTCTTCAGCTAGTTTTCCAGCCCGACGAGCTCCATGGTCAATTAGTGTTTGAACTGATATTACTGTTTGACCAACTGTTCCTGAAGTACTCATTAATTACCATCCTGGGCATTTCCACCGTTTTAAAGAGGCTTTGGCACGAGGCGCATCGCCAGTAGACTTCTTTACTACACCCGACATTCTTGCACAGAATGAATCTTTTCTTGAACCACCTTGGGGTTGCGGAGCCTTTAAATGAGACCCCGTTTCCCTATTATACTTTGCACGACCTTTTGCAGTAAGTCCTGCACCAGCTTTAGTAGAAAGCTTTTCACCACGACCTACTGATAGCGATACGCCACCATCTTTCTTTTTAGCAGTTTTAGCTGATTGGATAAACGCCTCTTTAGTAGGCGCACCCTTAGAACCAACTTTACGCATGTGCTCACCAGAACCAGCCTTAATACGAGCCTGCTTCTTATGAATATTTTCGTATAGACCACCTTTAGCAAACTTCTTACCTTTATCTGCACTAGCAAATTCCTTTCCCACTTTAGTTGGAATGCCGACTTTTTTAGCAAACTTTGGATTGTGTGCTACAGCTTCCATCAAATTGTGTTGGGATTTGGATTTGCTTGGCATATTAGGTTCCTACGCCAGTTGTATTGTTGTTATTTTGTATTAATTTACCAATAATAATTGCTCCAGACAAAATAGCTGTTGAACTGGTTGTAGCAATTTGCCACTGGACATCTGATTTTTGGACATAAGGGAATGGTGCAGATGTTCTGTCAATGACATAAACTGAACTAAAGCCTTGTGTCAAAACATTAAATTGAACACCATTAACAGTTTGTTGCACATTGTAGTACATACCATTACCGCTACCCAAGGTATTGTCAGAGTTAACTTCAACTACTGTTAAATAAAAAGTATATCCATTAGGAACTGAATAAATACTCGCTTGGTTTTTTCCAACTTTAGGGTTAATCTGAGCAACAATATTTGTACCTTGTTTCAGGGTAATTGTTCCTACATTGGTAACTTGGCTTGTACCAGCAGATACCATAACTACACTATTAACTCTGTAATAGCTATTTACAGTAGTGACTGAACTTGTACCATTTAAAAACAATGTTTCTGAAAGAGGGTTATAGCTTGCATCTAAACCACTAATCAAAATAGATGCTGAAGTATTGTCAGATGCAGATGAGCTAACTACAGTAAGCGTAGCAGCGGATGTAGGAAAAGTGTATGCAGTAGCGTTTTCCCACATTGGAATTGGTGCGGTTGTTGGTGCAGTAGACGAAGTAATATTACCGTTGTAACCAAACAAACTTACAACGCTATGACCCATAATTTGACCACGAGCGACTTGTAGGTCAAATGGCTCATACGCTCCATTACGAGTTACCGAAGCGACAATGTTATTGCTCATAATTTCTCCAATTTAAAGAAGGGGGAGGTTACCCTCCCACCTATCTTAATAGTTACACTTACCACCCTTACGCATGTGATGCTTGGCATGTCCACCTTTTTTCATTGGGTGACCGTCAATTTTGTCATGACCATGTCCATGTTTAGCAGAATGCTTATGCATATGGGTATGACCTGCATCTTCATGACCGTGGGTTGTGTGATGAGCTACATGTCCACCATGGGCGTGATGTTTAACATGACCACCTTTTTTGAACTTACTCAGTTCTAGGTTGCCAGTTGTTTTCTTGCTAACAGCACGATGCTCGCCATCTTGCATATCGCTCACATAACGATTTGCTACATTTTGAGAAACAGTACCGCCCTTAGCGTAATGATGCTTAGCATGACCGCCACGCTTGTAACCACCAGCGCCTTGACCTGCAACAGTGTCCTTGACTTTGCCAGTAGACTTACCAGCTTTTTTGTTATGACTTGCGTCATAAACATGGTCTTGAACATCAATTTTTGGCTTCATAGCGCTACGAGCTTGGAATGCATCACCTTTAGCTGCTAAACCACCAGAAGCTTTGTGCATCATCTTGCCACCATGCTTCATTGCACCACCAGAACAACAGGCTTTGTGATGTTCCATCATCTTTTTGTGATGAGCAGAACCACCTTCTTTATACATCTTAGCATGGTGTTTAGCCATATGCTTGTGATGCTCGTGTGAACCTTCTGGATGACCAGAAACACGATGAACTTTACCGCCATGAGCATGATGCATCTTGCCACCATGCTTGTAGCCAGTTAATTCAATATCGCCAGTTCTATTCTTATGGTCAGGACGAGTAGCTTCAATACCACCTAAAAGACCGCCTGGGGTATTGTCCTTAGCAAAAGACGCTTTACCGCCCTTTTTTAAGCCATGGTGAGCTTTACCAGCCTTCATATGCTCATGATGCTTAAGTTCTTTTTCAATCTTACGCATCTCATGCATTTCTGATTTGTGCTCTTTTTTGCTCTCAACTTCTCCACCCTTTTTACGGAGCAAAGCAGGTTGTTGAGTAGGCATAGAAGGAGACATAGCCATACGAGCACGAGGGCGCATAGGCATACCCATCATTGGGTTTCCACCCATAGCCATATGCTTCTTGTGAGCGTGACCACCACGCTTCATGCCATCGCCAACTTCATCGGCTGATGTCTCGGTGGTGTACTCTTTTGGTTCCCGTTGGAACTTTTTAGTTGCCATGATTTATATCTCCTAATTAGGCTTGGGTTACACCAAGAGCGCCAGTTTGAGTAGCGTTTGGACCTACTGCAATTGCAGGCATATAAATGCCCATTACCAAACGATAAGTACCATTAGCATTTGAGCTAGGAGCATAAGTTCCACGCACATCACCAGTGGTTGAAGTTGCAGTACCTTGTACAGCGGCTACAAAAGTTCCTGAATCGTTTGAAATGGATTGAGCCCAACCAATATCAGCGATATAAGCCGCGTCTGTTGCACGAACTGGCAAACCGTAGATATTAGATACGCCAGCGGAAACAGTATTGGTATTGCTTACGCTTGGAGTAATGGAAACAACAGTCTTGAATGCTTTTTTACCATTTGTGGTGGTAGAAGCAGTTACAGGAACGCTAATTGCTTCAGTCATTGCTTGACCGTAAATGTCATAACCAGACACTGTAAATACAGAAGCTGTAATTGTAGAACCACCAGTTGTAATTGAAATAGTACGAGCTACATCAAGTTGATAAATGGTTGTACCAGCAGTATTTGTAGTCTTAGTTACGCCTGTACCTGAACCTACGGACAATGTCATAGCTGTGCTTGCTGTGGTAGCTTGAGCCGCGGCTAAGGCAGTTGCAGAAGGAGCAGATGGGCAAATATCAAATACATAAACACGACCTAATGGACCTACGCCTTGACCCATTGGGGAAGGATAAGAATTGATTGGTGTGCCTAAAGTTAAAGTTACAGTAACCGTACCAGAGCCAGAAGCGCTGTTAAGGATAGCTGTATTGAGTGTTCCAATAGGAGGGGTTGTGTAAGCACCACCAGTTGAAACGGTAACAGTTTGAACAATTCCAGCTGATACGGTTGCTACAGTCAATACTGTAGGTGTACCTGTACCGCCTAGAACTTGAAGGGTATCACCAACTGCATAACCACTAGAACCACCTGAAACTACAGTGGCAGCGGTAGCCGCGGTTGTGTACATAAGATACGCATCAGTACCCATATAGGTCTGAGCTGTACCCAAATATAAATCATCACTAAATTGTGGCATGTTGTCTGCTCCATGAAAAGTATGACAAATGAAGTGGGGGATTAAGGCTCCCCCACATAACCTTTAAAACATTAAGCGCCTGGTGTACCGTACATTGCACGCCAATCAGTCCAGCTAATTGCGTAACGCTCAGTCGCTTTGTAGCGCATAGAGTCAGTCTCGAAATCGCCTTCCATGGTCTTCTCCAAAGCACGACGCATCAGAAGTTTCATACCTTCTGGAGCATCGGTTTGAATCCACCAGTTAGTAGCTGAAGTCAAACGGCTAATTACAGTAGCGCCTTCTGGCAACAAACCAATTGATTTAATTGGGTTGATGTCGTTGTTAGCAGTACCAGTACGCAATACGCTCTTCAGCAATACTTCAGCTTGGAACACATTACCTGGTGCTACAACAATCTTCAAAGGCTGTAGACGGATTTTCTTACCGTTGTTGTCAACGGCTTGACGAATCTGAATCAACATTTGCTCTAAAGAAGTTTGGGACAAAGCAGCCGCTGTTGCCAACTGGTTGCTTGCTGTACCAACTGCTAATGGGTGAGCTGTGTTAATTAAAGATACACCGTCGCCACCTGTGTAGGAGCTATTAAACGCACGGTTCAGGATGTTAGCTGCCAAGGTTTCCTTAGTCTCAACCAAAGATTGAGCTAAGTGCTTAGCGTAAACCTGACCAATGCGGATGTGGTCACCGTCTTCAACCAGAACTTTGGTCAAAGCAAATGCCAAGCCGTACACATTGTAGATGTAGCGTTGGAGGAACAGAACACCACCTTGTTGGTATGAAACAGGTGAGCCATCAGGTAACTGAGGCGCTGCTCCAAATCCATAAAGGACAGGTTCTTCGTGGTAGTTGCGTGGAATACCAGCTTGCTCACGGAACACAGTGCTCCATTCGTCAGCTCGTTGGTCGTAAACTCCATCAAAACTTTCATTAAGGATTGGCTCAACAATTGAGCGGAAATCCGTACTACGCATTGGGGCTGCCATTTGTCAGTCTCCTAATTAAACAATCGAGGCATAATTGCCATAGAATTGTGTGTTGACCAATTGGACACGAACGATAACATACGCATCCCCCCAGTTGTTGTCTGCATAAGGTGCAATATCAACAACACGCATCTGACCTGTAGTAGCACCGTTTGCAGTTGCTGTGGATACACCTAATGTAGCGGCTGATAAACCAGTTGTGGTAGAACCAGCAGTGATGTTACTAAATAAGTAAGTATCACCAATGGAAGTCTGAGCAATGGTTGCATCGGTCTGGATTTCATAAACGATGTTTAAGTCGTTATAGAAATAAGCCACGATTTGTGTACCAGTTGTGCTGGCAGGCCAGTAATTGGATACACGACGACGACCAGTGGTATCAGTCCACTCTACACCAGCGAAAGCACCAGTAACAGTAGTGTTAGAGGTGGCTACAGCTGGAAGAATAGTACCGTTGGTTGATACACCTGTTTGGTTAGACGCTTGTCCATAGACAATTGGCTGACCTTTCAGGATGTTACTTGCAAAACCTGAAGCAATACCGTTGGCTAACGCTTGAGCCCGTTCCAACCCAGTTGGAAAATAGGCAGGGCGTAAACCAAACGGAGCGGATGTTGCGGACATATGAATTCTCCTTGTTAAAGAGCCTAGTTAAATATAGGCGCTTTTACTGTTTGGTCAAAGTTCATGCCGTCACCTTCAACTTGTCCAAGTCGTTTCCCGTTACTATCCTTAGTATTGAGCAACTGTTCCTGTTGAATCCTAATCTTCTCCTGTTCATCCATGGGAGCGTTATGATGCAACTCGGTCATCATCTCTTGATAAACATCGTTAGGGAGTTTATAGAGAATCATTTCGTTGACTGCTACTAAACCTGCATGTTCGCCAGATTTAACCTTGTAGTTCTCAAAGCCTGGCACTTCTTCGGCTTTTACAGGGGTGTATCCAAGACGCACACGCTTGTGTATTGGGTCGTATTGGTTAGTTGTTGATAACCAGCATAAGTGAAAACCCTTAATTTCGGGTGGGTTTGGAAGAGCTTCTTGAAGCCATTCCGAGCGGAACATCTTACGACGCTCATCAGAAGATATAAAACTTTCCTCAGGAGGTTGTCTCTCTAAGTCGCTAGCTCCACGACTTTCACGACCTGCTGAAGTATTCTTTTTTAAACGATTGTCCATTTTTATTAACCTTTAAGTTTGTTGGTTCTGTCCCATTCCGCATATTTGCGAATGGCTTTTTGTTTGAGTTCTGGGTTATCCCACATGCCAGCCTCTTTCATGGCGGCGACACGGTCAGGACTGAGTCTAAACTCATTCCCTCTGGTGCTTGCAGTAGATTCCCTACCTGAACTCGTCACAACAGACCTCGGTCTTTCTTTACGGACACTTGAATCATTATATCCACGATTTACTTTTTGTGGTACATATTTTTCAAGTCTTTCATCTAATTCATCCCAATAATCGGGAGTCGATGGGTCAAAACCTTCTGCGGTTAACTTTTTGTCAATCATCATAGCGATTTCTGACTCTTCGTTAGTACCGTGTGGGTTGTACCATGTATTGCGTTCCATCCAATCCGCTGCCAACTTTTGTACCATTGGGTCAGGGACATTGATGTTTTGGCGTGGCTGAGACATTTGCCTTGTAGCTTGGGTCTTTACGCTCTCAAGGGATTCTTGTTTGCGTTTAGCTTCAAACCACATTTCTTGAGCTCTGGTTAATGCTACGCCATCAGATTGAGCAACAGCTTCTTGCATCTGCATCTTAGCGTATTCAACCTGAACTCCAGCATCCTCGATAGCTTTATCTACTCGTGCTAACTCAGCACCAGAAGTTTTCTTTTCTAGGACAGCTAAGCGCTCAGCCAGCTCTTGAT